CTTGAAGGGGATCGGAAAGTCCGTGGTGCTGCCGTTCCCGGTGTAGGTGACCGAAGCGAGTTCCGTAGAGACCGTCATCATTGCCTCCTTTCAGGCAAATCAATAGTTTGTTCGACCTTATCGAGCAGGGTCCGAAGATAGAAGAGATTTTGAAACGGAAGAAGCTGTCGTGCTGCGTGAAGGGTCGCCCGAGTCGGCTCATCGATGCCGTTGAGGATCGTGGCGGACTTGTCGAGAATATCAAAGCTCGGACCCATGATGCCTTCGATGAGGTCTCCGCCCTCGCGCCGGGACGACCGCTTGCCGGAAAGCGAAGCATAATCTCGCAGTACCGGAATACGCTGAGCAGTCCGCTGGACTTCATCAAACACACCGGTCAGTCCCGATCGGGTAATCGCCTCGTCAGCCCACTTTTCAACCGGTGCGTCGAGCATCTCCTTGTAAGCATCTCCGCCCGAGGCCACGGCCCAAAGATAATACGACAGAGCGCCGAGGCCGAGGGACAACATCGCGCCATTTAGGAACGCCGCGTCATGTTCCTGCAGTCCCGCCATCAATGTTTTCTGTGTCGAGCTGAGTCCGAACGACCGAAACTGCGCAATCATCCGCGCGGGCAAACTCGAGTCCACCCAGCTCGGTCGCTCAAATCCAGGCGTCACAATCGTCGAGTCAACCTCGCCAGCAAGCGCCGCCCGATAAGCCCTTCGTGCCCTTGCAACTTCTGGATCAGCCACGTTCCAAGCTTCCGTGTTCGGTAGCCAAACCCCGTTGACTTTACCTCCTCCTTCCCCGTTCGTAACTTCTCGCCAGATAATTTGCGCAATTCCCTCGTCAATATTATTTCTTGCGAGGAATTCCTGCGCTTTCTTAACCGCTTTAGCAGAACCTTTTTCCCCGTTGACGAGGGCGATGGAATCGAGGAGTCGGGCATTGATAACTCCGGCGGAAAATTGTTTCATCGCCGCGGTCCACTGATCGAAGAGCGCAATGGTTCCGAGGCGGGTGCTTGCGTAGTGGAGCCCTCGCTCTGCGATGGTCCCACGATAGGCGTCATCGAAAATATCAGTCAGCGCATAGAGTCGTGTGTGCATGACTTGGTCGAGTGCAGTGCCCGCAAGCTTAGCTTCCCGCTGCGATGCACGAATGGCCTTCAAGTTCGTAATCATCGGCACTACCCCATCGCGCATAGTGCGAATGAAACCGTGCCGCATGATTGCCCTGGCCGGATCGGCAATGCTCGAAATGACCACGCCGCCCATGAACCGAAGGTAGTTTAAGTCCATCGCCATGCGGGCGCCTCTGGCTGACCATGAGTCCGGGTCACGCGGGAGGCCGCGAATGGACTTGGCGCGTTCGAGCAACACGTAGAGGTCCTTGCGCGAGTCTTCGTAGAACTTGTAATAGTCCTGCCGGAGTTTCTCCTTCGTGGCGTCGGCCAGAGGCTGACCATCCTTCGTCGTCATCTTATCGACTGAGGCGATCGCGGCGGTCATTTCATCAGTAAGCTTGGCGAACTCTTCGGCCGCATCAGGCGAACCAAAGACGCGGGCGATCGAGATGTCGGAGCCGAGAGTGCGGGTGTAGATCGCGACCTGCTTTTCAATGTCAGTTTCGAGGAAATCTTTGATCTCGTTACTCGAAATGTTGAGCAGCCGGGCTAGCTCAGCCCCGCGCTTATCCCTGATAATATCAGAGTAAGCAAGTCTCCGCTCGGTCCCGAGTATCTTCGTAACGATGTCTTCCGCCATCTCCTTCGCATGCGGCACAAAGTCCGCTTTGCCTGCGAGCAGATCGAGGTCCGAGGCCTTGCCTTTCCATCGCCCAGCAAACTCGACCGGGCGTTCCTTCATCCGAGTTTCGAGCGCGGTCTTTCGCGCCGCCACGGCCTCGGGGCTCATGTTTTCAACCTGCTTCCACAACCTTTCATTACGCAGGACTCGCTTCGCGTTCAGCTCCGCATGAGTCTCTGCCATGTCTCTCATCGCATCGTTGATTTCTTTCGTCCAAGCTTCACGATCAAACGAGTCCAGTTCGTCAATCCGGGCGGCGAGGTCGTTGAGTTTCCCCGCAACTTTGTCCGTCTTTTGCGCAAGAGCCTGCTCGGGCGGGAGATCGGACTTCAGCCCGGCAGGCAACTCCCCGTCCTGCTCCAGCGCCACCCGCTGCTGCTCAAGCTCATCAAACCTTTTAGCGTCCGCCTCGAACATATCCTTCGCTTTGGAAAGCTCCTTTTCAAGCTTTCCATCAGTCGAAGTCAGCAACTTGGCAAGCCGCCCGAGCTGCCTCTGCGCCCGCAGGATCGTATCAATCTGATCCGCCTCGTTCTTCTCAATCTTCGCCAGTTTTCGTTCAAGCCGATCGCTGACCAGCGCATGAGCCTTGCCGAGCGACCAAAGGCGTCGTTTGATTTCCCGCTTTGAGGCCTGAAACTTTTGCAGGTCCTCGCCGCCGAGCCCAATCGCATCCTTGATGGCTTTGGTGATAAGCCTTTCGCTTTCCTGCATCTTGCCGATTTCGCCGATCCGCTTCAACGCCGCGTCAGGAGTCTCTCCGGCCGGACCACGCTGCGCCGCCTCGATCTGCTTGCGCAGACTCTTTAGCGCCCCTGCCCGCATCTTATTTTCGTCAAGAACCTTCGTCACAGCCTCGGGCGCAGACTGTTCAAGTTCCTCCATTTTCCCTTGCAGCTCATCCCGCAGCTTCTTAACTTCTTCGACTGTGAGGCTCATATCCTCCAGCAGTTGCTGATCCCGCGCAGTCCGCTCCGTCAGTTTTTCAACCCCTTCGCCGAACTGCTTTTCCAGCTGCTTTGCATAGTTATTTGCAAGCAGGTTCACAAAATCCGACCGGCGCTTGATAATCGCGTCGTGGTTGTAAATCCTGTTGGCGTAGCCGAGATCACCGACAAGCTTTTCTTCGCCTGTGAAAATCCCAACTTCAACCGCTTCGTCGTAAAGCGGCTTGTAAACCTTCTCGTCAATCTCTTTCGCGGCCTTCAGCACCACAGGATTCGTGTCGGCGGGCAGACCTTTCCACAGCGCTTCCGTAATAGCGGACTTGAATTGTTGGAAGTCCATCTTATCCGCAGCGCGATATGCGGCAGTAATCGCTCGCTCACGCTGAAACGGGCCAGAGGCCTTACCAAGGGCGTACTCGATGAACGAGTCTTCAATTGCTTTATGACCGGCATACGAGATTGAGGCATAGGTTTTCTTCAAGTCCTCCACATTTCCGCCGGGGCTCGCTGCGATCCACTCCGAATTGGAGCGAAGGCCGAGTCCGGCCTGGGAAAATCCTGCGGTCATCTTTCTGACCTGGCCTGACCCGCCCACATCCTTCAAAGGCTTCGGCGCGTTCCACTGCTCAAACCCTCGCGTTACCGGCGAAAGCCACGCCAGCGACTTAGCGCCCCAGCCGTTCTTGAGCGATCCGGCATCTTGTACCCCGATTTTCTGCGCCGCACCGACTGAGGACTCGTGGGTGAAGGGCACAGGCGGGGATACATATTCCATACCGGGGGTACGAACCATATCGGAGGCCATCTTTTGAATATCTTGTGGCCGCAGTGTGTGGCCCACAGCCCCAAACAATCCACCAAGCACCATCGAAGCAGCAATACTAAATCCAACCTCTCCCCCTGTCCGTGATTCCTGATCTGCCATGAGCGCAGCCTCTTGCGCCGCCGTGCCTGCCGCGACACTCAACGCCGCAGCCCCAATCGACCGCAGCCCTGTCGCGCCTCGCACAAAGGGGATCAGGGTCGTCGGGCTGACCGCTCCGGCCGCAACTGACGCAAGCAGGCCCGGAATGCCAGCACGGCTTAGGGTGTCCCTGTCCGTCGCCTCCTTCCGCCTCCGCTGAATCCGGTCATCCAGTTCCGCGTCCGACTGCACCCCGACATAGGCATCGCCCTCATCGACAAGGCCCCGCTGTTCGAGCGAGTTCACAAGATCAAATCCTTGTTGCCGCGGAAATGCCTGGCGCTTCAACAAGTCCGCCACAGCAAACACATCGTTTTCTTGGCGAAAAGCCGCGCCAAAAGTCTCGCCGATCCCAGGCACCACAGGATCAATCGCCTCGGGCCCGAAGGCCGGGGAGACGAAAGACTGCGATTCAGGTTCCAGATAAGTCGGCATCACTGCACTCCTTTACCAGAACGCTTCGCGCTGACCTCGGCATCGACCTGTTTTTTGACTTGGTCAAGCTCATCAAGCACTTTAGCAAACTCATCCTTCTTCGGCCAGTCTTCCAGTGTCTCGGTCGAATTGTAAAGCTCGTTCTGGTATTGCTCCACCTGCCGCTGCAATTCAATCAGTCGCCTCTGCGCCGGTGTCGAGTACTGACCTTCCGCTTTTCCTTTAATCCGCGCCTCGGTCTCCCGCTCCCGTAGCAGCCGCGCCTTCTTTTCTTCGATCTCCTTTCCGAGTTCTGCCGGAACCGTCAGGTCCTGGGGCCCGGTTGGAATCTTGAAAATCTCGACCTCGAACTGTGCCGGATCCAGAAGCTGCACAAAATCCGCTTTCGGCAGGAACTTTTCCGCTTCTTTCAGCTGTTCCTCGGCGTCCCGCACCCGCAGATTTTGCTTATGCAATTCCCGATCCGGCTCAGTCGGCTGGAAAAAGAACCGCTCGTTCCGGCCCCCTTTTTGCAGCACAGTCCAAACCCCATCTTTCTGAATTGCAACTTGGTACGAGGCAGGCTTTCCATTCTTAATTTCCGCCTGTGTAATATCATCTGCATAGAGTTGGACTTTTTCATTATCCCCTAGCGCGAGTTCACCCCGAAGCTGCCGTTGCATCCACTCGTAGCTTCCAGCCACCGAGGGGTAGTATTTCTCGGGCGGGTACTTGGTGAGAACGCGAGTCCCACCGACCTGGGTGACTCCCCACATGCGATCGAGTTGCTTCTTTGTGGCCGCGACCGAGGCCTCCCAGCTCCCCGTCTTCGCAAAGTTTTCGGTCATGAGGGCTTCCCAATCGGCCCTCATCCCGGCAACGACATAGTGAAGACCTGGAGTTTCGATGCCGGAGAACCAGTCTTCGTTGAAGGTCTTGACAAAACCATCGAAGGTCAGTTCGGTCTCGGCCTTCGGATCATTCAGCGCTCGCTTTGCTTCTTGCCTGTTCCGGTCCTGCGCATTCCGCATTTCCTGAGTCGGTGCATCGCGCAGCACATTGATGAGTTCTTCCTCCGTCATCACATTGCGGAGAGCTTCCCACCGATCCGCCCGGTTCCGAGTTGTCTCGGGCACCTGCCGCGCATAGGCTGCCGGGTTAAGGTTTTCCAGCTGCGAAAGTGTGGCCTGCGCGAAGAGCATCTTCCGCCCGTCATTGCTGCGGCCGAGGGCATCCAGCGCCGCCACCGCGTCCGAAGGCAGCATGTTGGTCTTCTGAAACAGCGGAATGAGCTGCGAGTTCACATATCCGACATTGCCAGCATTGAGCGCATCGAGCCCCTGCTGACCAAAGTACAAGTTCATGCCATTCTTGTCTTTTTCGTCAGTCGGATCGAAAATGCCACCTTCGTTGTACTTGGTTTGAAAATCACGAAGGTCTGCTCCGTCCTTTTCCCGCCGATCAAGAATGTCGTTGGCCTTTTTCCACGAGTCGTAATCATCAAGCAGTCCGGCATTCATCGCATCGGCGATGTCGGACTGGCCCGCGGTGCCTTGAGCCAATGAGTTATAAAGCGCATTCTGCGCAACCGCCGCTCGCTCCTTCGCCAGTCTCGCGTCCGCCACGAGCTGCTCATTAACCGTAGCCTCGGCCTCCCGCCTCGCCGCTACCCGGTCCTCATACGGCACATTTGCATACCGAGGATCAGCGTCGAGATTGTCTGGCGGAACCCACTGACCAGTCAAGATCAGTCGAGCCTTCGCCCTGTGCGCCGCCATCTGCTGATTGACTTTGTCCTCGACAGTTCCGGGCGAACCGCCATTATGCCCGTCCCTGGCATTGTACTTTCCGGGCGAACCAGCATTGATTGTCGAGTACAGGTCATAGACCGACATGCCGGGCTTGTAACCTCGATCCTTCAGGTACGCCACGACCGAAGTCATCTGCTCGCCGAAGGTCATCCCCGGAGTAATGCCGTAGCGTTTCTGTTCCGCAGGGCCAAACTGAATAAGTCCCATGTGGCGGCCTCCCGCCCCGCCTTGCTGATCGGGGCTGAGCGACCCGGCGGTCTCAAACGAGATGACCGTCAATAGGTCTTCCGGATCGACGCCGAGGTCGGCCGAGGCCTGCATAACCGCTGTCTTAACATCACGGCTATAAGTCCGCCCTTCCATCTGGGCCTTCGTGACCTCTTTCGAGTACGCCACTCGTTCCAGTACTCCCGCCATGTCACGCTTGGCGTAGAACTTTTGAGCTTCATCCCACGACGAACTGTCAATGAGTTCGTCCATGCGAGCCTTCCAACTTTCCAAATCCTCTGGCTTCGCGGCGATGTTGATCTTTGCGGTTTCGGCGGTCCGCCCGACTTCATCCTTGTAGTAAGTGTTCAGCCCTTCCCTCTGCTTCTTGACCGCCGACTCAGTAATGCTCGACCGAGTCTGCGCAGCCCTGGCCCGGAACTCATCCTGCAGCTTCGGCGGCAGAGTCGCAACAAATTCGTCCTCCATGTTCTGATACGAAGTCGTAGCTCGATCGGCAAAGTTGGTGTCGCCGGGCTCGGAACTCTGCGCCTGCTCATCCAGCTTCAGCCGCGCCTGCGTATCGAAATCAGTGAACGCCGCGACAGCTTTGAATCGCTCCGCCTGGTCAATCTCCTGCTGATACTCAGCCGCTGCCGACGAGACACCGGCTGTCAGCACACCGAGTCCGCGCTGCAACGGGCTCAGATCCGGCGTCGCGCCTCGAATGTAGCTGATCGAGCTATTCGGAATGCCGACCGAGGGAGTTACCGGGCTGGGAACTTTCATGCGTAAGCCTTTCGGCGCAAGAGGGGATTAATCAGCGTCGGCTTCGGGATTGGCCGAGCGACCGAGGTTGCGCCACCAACCATCGACCGAGGCGGCATCTTGTCGATCGCCCCGCCAACACCTTCGAGTACTCCGCCCGCAAGTCCAGCCCACGAAGACAGCTTTGAAGCTTTGGCCTCGGCGCTGAACTGCCGTTTCTGCTGTAGAAAGTTTTCCCGTTCCGCCGAACCTGCGGCGATAATGTTCTCGGCGTCGGCCCGACCAAGCCTCCGCGCTGACTGCCGGGTCTGCAGTGCTGAACGACCAGATAGCGAAACGCCCGAGGCCGCTTGAGCAACGACTTGTTCCCCCAGCAGCCCTTTTGTTTCCATATCTTTGTTCTGCGCCTCAATCGAGGCCTTAACCGTCGCGTACTCAGCGTTCTGTTTCGCCACCTTCGCATTCATCTCGGCGACCGAAGCCTGGTATTGCCCCTGCATGAAGGCCATACCGCCTGAGAGCGCGCCAGAGGCCAACGAAATGAACGGCGCTGCTGCTGCCATGAAAGCCATTATGCCCTCAACTCAAAAATGGAATATTCGTTTTCAGCCCAACTGCCTTCGCCGACTTTTTGAAAACCAAAGTAGCGGACGAACTTCTCGCCGATCCAAAAATCTTTTTCTACTCGTACCATAAGCCTTCCGCAACAGCGCAGTATCCGCGCCAGTGCTCTACGAATGAAGCGGAGGGAACTCCGACTAGCCTGTGCGAAGTCCTTACAAAGCAGAAAAAAGACCTCTGCGCCGCCACCAAGTAGTGTATAACGCCTAAGAGCAATAACGCATACAGGATCACTGCCAGAGTACAAAGTCCAGAGCCGATCGAGGTTCGCATAGACTGCATGGCGAATGCTCCGCATCTTGTTCCACTCAGCCTTGGCGTGAGGCCCGAGGGCCGCAATCACTTTGGCGCTCAGCACCTTCGAGCGTTTAACCCGGATCATCGCCAACCTCGATTTGAGCCACATATCCGAGGATAGTCACCGGCATAGGCGCATCCTGAACAAAGTAGCTTTGACCTTCTTCGTTCCAAATTGGATCAATCAAGACCTCGGTAATTCCATTCCGCAGGTTCGGGCCTTCGCCATAGACTTCGGCGGTACGGGCGCGGACCTCATACAGAGAATCCAGCCTGTTTCCTGCCTTCAGCCCGATGGTATCTTTCACCCTCACCGCCAGTCCTACGACCCGCTTAACTTTGTCCTCAACAACACTGCCATTCACGTTAATCGGAAGGTTCTTCGCCACACACCGATATGGCAGGCCGATGATGATACGGGAAGCAGCCTGGCCTATGCTGATCCGGCCATTCACGACAGTCTCTGGCGCCCGCTGCGCCCCATCAGCCACAACCGAAACGGTCATGCCTTCGAAATGATGCAGGCCATAGACAGTCGAGATTTCAGGATCGAGTGTCCACGCATGGGCTGCTGCGCGCTGGACCTCGACCGGGTCAGTGTGCGGCACCACCAAGTCAAAAGGCCGAATGACTTGTACAGTCAACTCACTCGGGCTGACATAGGCCGTGACCTTGGCTTTGCCGTTGCTATAACGAAGGATATGCCCGACCATGCTAGAAATAAAGACTGGCGCCGAGGCCGTGACCTTCACCGCCGAGCCTGTCTGTGCCCACACTCGCAGCGCCGCATCAAAAGTCCGGCCTCCAAGCTTCAGCGCCGCATCAAGAAACACCCCGTCCTCGACCGGAGTCACCACCCGAGGCGCAATGCGTTCGATGACCTTCGTCATCCGGCCATTCAGGTTCCGCTCGACCATCACATAAGTCGAGCTGCGGCTGTTCTCTTCCATAACCAGCAGATCAACAAACTTCCCGCGCGTAGTGCGACGAGTCCACGCATAGATTTCCTGATCCTTAATCATGGTCAGAATCAGCATGGTGCCATCATCACGCGCAGCGAGAATGATCTTGTGCGGAGACTCGGCGTAACCCCAGGCCAGAAGCTTCCGATCCCAGAACATATGGCTTGACAGGATCGAAATGTCAGTCGGCGAGTAAAGCTTGTACTGATCCGCATAGGCCAGTGCGTTCACTTGGTCATCGTTAGCATCAGCATACAAGATGTCAGTGTCGATCGTCAGGGGCGCAAGGTCACTTACTCCCGAGTAAACCTGCTGATCCGCCTGCACATCAGTCGCTGTGATCGCAGACTTTTGCGAACCCGACATGAGCCAGATGCCTGCGGGGCTAAATACAAGTAGGCCTCCCCGCGTCGCCACAAGATGCTTGATCGCCGAGAAATTCTGACTGTCAATCTCATGTTCAAACGAGTCATCGGCGACAAGCACGCGGGAGGTTGTGAAGTTGGAAAGCTGGCCCGGCACGGAGCCGTACACTGTCAGGGGCGCATTGTCGGTCGCAGCGTAAATTTGCCGCTGCTGAAACACAGCTGAGCAACGAGGGTTGTTGCCGGTCAGCGGGCTGAGTTTAACCGTCGCCGAGCCAGACCCCCCAAAAGTCATTGTCGGATCGGTGTAGTCGTGACCTCCTTCGATGATCTGAACGCCGACGCAGGGACCGTTGGCGGAACTCCGCGCAGTCGGGGCGATGACCATAGCGCCGATGAAACCGCCTGCGTCAGCACTCGGATCACTCACCGAGATCGTCGCCGAGTTTGAATACGGTCCCGGCGCGCTCAGCACCGTCACGGCCCTGATTGCCCCGTCAGCAAACGGGTTGTACCCAACAGGAGGAGTTCGTGTAAAGTCCGGCGTAATCCCAGGGTCAAGAAAGTATCCGCCCTGACTTTCACCGATGTAGCCGAGCTGGAACGAGCGCGAGATATTCGAAACCCCGTTCGCGTCGAACGAGAACCGAGTCCGATAAACCCGATAGTTTACCGCTCCAGCCACAACCGACCACTTGACAGTCACGCCGCCCTGCGTATCGACCTCGGCGTTCGCAATGTCAGTGATGAATGCGGTGTTCGACGGGAGGCTTTCGACTCCATCTTCGTTGATCGCGGTGACTGCGTACCCGGCCGAGTACTTTTCATTCGTCTTCAGCGCGCCGAGCGTCGGCTGGTTTGGCCTCTGCACCGGCGAGTCCAGGTTCTCCAGCTCAATCGCCCAATCGGCCTGATCGTACCGGACGAGGTTTCTGATCTTGTACTTCCGATGGGTCAGCCGAATGACATCACGGACTTGTTGCGCCTGCAGTTCCGCCAAGTCATCGTAATGATATGGAGACTCGATAGTGTAGATACGGGCACAGGTCATCGGCGCCCCGAACGCCATGAAGGCGACCGAGTTGATGTAGTTGCCGAAAGGATCGAGAATGTAGAAAGTATTGGTGTTAATGACCTCGACTACACAAGTCCGGTTAAGCAGGTCCAGCATCGACCCAACCGAGGGAAAGACAATCCAGTCGCCCGAGGCCAGACCGTGGCCCGGCGCCGTGACAATCGCCCTCGGCGTCAACGAGACGCCAGTGATATTTATCTCGCCTTCCAGCACATACGCTCCATCTTGAATGAAGCGAACGTAGTTTTTACCGAAAACAATCAGGTTCGTGTTGGCAATTTCGGACGAAAACTTGAACGAGAAGAACTTTGTCGGAAACTCATCGTCCTTCACATACTCAATGAACTCAGTCCCCGGTACATTCGAAATTCCTCCATGATAGTCCACAAAGAAATTTTCACACGTCGCCAAAGCCAGATCAAACTTTTCCAAGTCCGATCGGCCAAAGTACGACTCGGCGACCTCTCCGGCCACAAACCCGAACTTGATAAGATCAAGCGTCATACGAGAGCTGCGCCACTAAAGAGAGGACCGTGAGGATAAATGAAGCGGCTATACGAGGAGCCCTGTCGGGCACCACGCGCCACAAGCCAGTCCGGGATCGAGTCGTACTGTTCCTGATCCTGATTTGCATTCGTCGCCCGAGCGACCATAATGATTTCGTTGGCTGCATCGATCGAGACCTTGGCCCGAGCGGGTTTGCCATGCAGGTTCATTGCGATCGCGGCGGCGAGACCGTGAACCATCACAAGCCAAAAATCCGAGTCCCATGAACTCGGCTTCAACTGATCTTTCGTATAAGTCAGTACCGGTTGGGCATCATCGGTCAGAAAAGCTTGCGCATCGTTCCGCTGCGTCAGCACAAAGTTCATGTACGACTCAAGATGCCTCGGGTGCAGCATGTTCGTAGGTGCGCCGAACAGATAAGTCCACGGCGGCTCCGGGTCCGAACTTGACCAAGCAGTTGTATCCGATCGAACTGCCAGCTGCGCTAGCCCTACGACTTCGCGCGCGCAACTCCAGGGCGCCGCTTTGAGCGCATGCCTGCGCACTGTGTCGTACCAGCGACGGCAAATTTCTGCCTCTCTCGACGCTTCGTCCGGCGAGGCCACCGCAGAGCGAGTGCCGACGGCACTAAGCGCAAGGTTAAACAATGTAACCAAGTCTTGTGCCATCGGCGTCCTCTTACTTCTTCAGGCTTTTCATTGCCTCAGCAAAACCTGCGGGCTTTGCCGCACCTTTTGCAATTTCGCTCAGGGTCGTCGGTTCGTCCATTTCCGCAACAAACTCAGGCATCTCCGAAAGAACCTGGGCATCTTTGGGAAGAACCCAGCATTTGCCGGGCTCTCCCTTCTTGTCATAGGTCACGACCTGCTTCCGATCAATGAAGTCCGGGATGGTCACTTCGCCCTTCGGAAACCTCAGGTCACCGATAAAAAGCGGGCGCTGCAGCCGGATAATCATCAGTTAGTCGCATCCGCAGTGGCGAGCCACTTGGCGTAGTCGCGCGTCAGGAAGGCGTTGATGGCGCCCGCCGAGATGGTCTGCGTCGCAACGGTTGCCAAAATGCCGAGGTAGCGCTCGTAGGTACCAGATGGAAGCTTTGCCGCCATCAGCACACTGCCTGCGGTCTGACCCGCCGGAGTCGATGCCGCCGTGACCAGGTTTCCGGTCGTCAGATGCAACGTACAGGAGGCCAAAGACCCGCCGCCGAGGGTCGACAGGGAATCCGAAACGACCTGCAAAGCAAGTGTTCCGGCGCCTGCCGCCACGATCGCGGTGGTGACCTGGATAACAATCCACAGCTCGTCAGTAATGCCAATGTCCGAAGTCGTAGCTTCGAGATCAATGACATCGCCGACGACTGCGGTGCCAGCCGAGGCCGCGATGCTTGTCGCGTCAGCAATTTCAAGAAGTTCATCAACAATCATGTCAGTTCTCCTTACGACACGAGGGCTTCATCGCCAGCGAGGGCATCGCAGCGACGAACGGGGATACCATCGAACATCGTGACGGGCTTGCCCGCAACCATCTCGGTGGTAAGGGTGGAGTTCACAACCTTGTTCGCAATCTGCCGACGCAGGAAGGAACGGATCGTGCGGCTGCAGTAGAAGACCGGGCGACCGGCGCCGAGGCTGGGAATCTGCTCGACCGCCTGAGTCATCAGGTCGATCAGGTCAGCACCCGCCGAGGCATTCTTCGTCAGTGCAGACTTTTCGATGTTGCAGATTCGGACGATGTAACGCCAGTCACGGACACTGATACCCGCATCAAAGCGATAGTGAGTCCGATATGCTTCCATGCGACCGCCGGAGCCATCGGGAGCGGCTTCAAGGGTGACCTGGCCCTTGTCACTGACCTGCAGACCGGCAGTTGACCCCTTCGGGATGATGCCGTGACAGGTGTTTTCACCCCACACCACAAGCCAAATCGAGGTGTTGTCAGTGTCGGACGAACCGCCCTTGATGACATTCTCGCCGTTGGCAGCGGCGGAGGAATTGAAACGCGGCGCCAGACCGGTGAACTTTTCCGGCGTCGTGGTTTCCGAGGCGTAGAAGATGGCGTCGGCCAGTTCCTGGCTAATGCCTTCGATATGCGCCTTGTCTTCGAGAAGCCGGAACGCAGAGGTGTTACCGTTCAAGTCCGCGAGGGCCTTGTCGATTTCCGCATACGCTTCCAGCATACCGCAAGAGTCGGTGACCTGCACGGTGCGGCCCTTGTTCGGCTGAACGCCGCCATAGAGCTTACGCCAAGTCGGGGTGGGAATGCCGGCTCGAATGGTGGTCTTGTGGCCGGTCGGCAGATTGCCTTCCATCCAGACCATGTCATCGAGGATTTCGTTGGTTTCATTCATGATCTCCACGACTGCAGCGATCTTGCCATCGGGGTCCGAGGCCTTCGCTACATCAAGGAGTGTCGGGTGCTTGATGCTCAAGACAGACATTTACTTGCTCCTAAGATTTGCCTTGATTGGGGAAGAGTAGTTCGGCGTGGGTCTTCGGGGCCGAGGTCGGATTGCCGGAAATCGGCCGACCCTCCCCAAGTTCCTTTGACACCTTTGCGAGAAACCGGATGACGTGAGGATTATTTCCGGCACCGGTCACATCGAGAGCCTGGCGGAGTTCGGGGGTACCAAACTCATCCATGATCTTCGAGATGGAGCCCAGAACTGCCGAAGTCTTCGTTCCGCCGATTTCGGCGTCTGCCGAGACTTCGTTTTTCCAGGCCGTCTGCATTTCGTTCCAGTGCGCACTACTCGCATCCGAGGCCGCCTTCATGGTTTTTTCTTGCAGTCCGTTAAGCTTGGCCACCACATCACGCGGGAGGCCATGCTCATTTACGATCCCCACAAACTCTTCGGCGACCGGAGCGGCCACGACGAAGTCGTCGGAGGAAAACTTGATTTCTTCGGCTTTGAACGGAACCTTCTTTGTGTCGTTCGCGGCGGTCTTGGCTTCTTCGGCCTCGCGCGCAGCTTTGGCCTCAGGCGTTTCTTCCTGAGGTTTTGACTCTTCCTGAGGCTTCACTTCGGCCGGGGGCGTAGCCCCAAGCAGAGACTGTTCAGTCGTCTCCGGGGTCGGCGAAGGAGTCGTCTCGGTTGTCGGTGCTGCTTCCGTTGGCATTAATCCGTTCCTCTTCTTTTTCCCGCAGCATCTTTAAATAATCCGCGGGAGCCACTTCGATAATTTGGGCCAGAATC